GAGAGCCCGCTATCTCCCGTGAGCGAGGATGTTGCCTGGACCACGGCGGGGTTCGGCGCGAGCTGGAACGCCATGCGCATGGTCGCCTACCTGGACGGAATCGAGCCCGGCCCTGTCGGGACCGTGGGGCGCATCGTGTACCGCACCCGGAACCTCATCGACTGGAACAACCAGGAAGGCGCCGACGAGTTGTTCTACCGGGTGGGACTCATCCCGAACAACAGCGAGCGCAGCTTCTACGACCACCTTGCCGACAGCCAGCTTGGGGCCCTGGCTCCAGACGACAGCGCCAGCGTGACGTTCCCCTGCCTGTCTGCGCACACTTGCGCGTTCTACCGGGGATCTCTGTTCGTGGCGGGTCGGGCCGACCCCTTCCGGCTCTACTACAGCGTGGCGGGCCGGTTGATGCAGTTCCGCGCCCTGGACTATTTCGACGTGGGGAGCCGGGCTGGCGGCGGCATCGTGAAGCTGCACACCTTCTACGATCACCTGCTGGTCTTCCGCCAGCGGGCCATCGACGCGGTGCGCTACACCGCGGAAGGCGGATTCGTCGTGACCCCGCTGGTCGAGGGCATCGGCACCGAGGCCGGCCAGACCGTGACCACCGTGCCGGGCCTCGGGGTGCTGTTCCTGGGCTACGATGGCGTGTACCTGGTGTCCGGCTCCATGATCGGGGGCGCGACCATGGAGGTGAAGCGCGTCAGCGACCTGGTGGAGCGGACGTGCATGCGCCTCAACTCGGTGTCGATGCCCCGGGCGGTCGCCTGCTACAGCCCGAAGTGGAAGGAGTGGCTGTGCCACTTCCCGGCGGACGGCAGCGACATCAACAACCTGGGGCTGGTGCTGCACCTTCGGAACAACGCCTGGTCACTCCGGGAGACTTGGCCTGTCGGGACGCTGGCCGTGAACGGGAACGGAGACATCGTCTTCGGGCACAACCAGGGCAACACCTCCGGGCTCGACCTGGTGCCGGCCGGGCTGTTCGTGATCTCCAGGCGCCGCTGCAAGGGGCATGTCTCCAATGGGATGGCCTTTCCGGCGCTCGTGGACGAGGCCCCGCACACCTCCCGCATCAAGTCGGCGTGGGTGGACATGCAGAACGCGGCCGTGCTCAAGAAGGCGCGGTACGTGGAGATGGTGGTTAAGACCCAGGGCGACAACGAGACCGCCGTGGTGCTCTACGCCGACTACCGGCACGACGGCGAGACGGGCCCGAGCCACAGCCTCCAGGTTCCACGTAGAACAGCCCTGCCCGTCTGGAACACCGCGACCTGGAACGGCACCGGCTGCACCTGGGAGGAAGAGCGGCTGGTGGACGTGCGGTACGACCTGGACCCCCAGCGGTCGGCGGTCCGCTACGCCTGGGAGGTCGAGACTACCAACGATTTCGTGGTGCAAGGCTACCTGCTCGACGCAACCAGCCGCGGCCAGCGCGAGACGGAGGGCCGGGCATGAGTTTCCGCTGGACCGAACACCACGTCCGAGGCTTGAACATCCCCTACGCTCTGGGGTTCAACCGAGGCTTCAACGCCCAAAAGGGAGCCCTGCACGGCGTCGACCGCGACAACCTGCCGTCAGGAGTAAACAGCATCGATCACACCATGATCGTGGACGGTGCCTTCCAGAAGTGGAAGCTGGCCCGGGACATCGCCATCGACGCCTCAATGGTGCCGACCTACACCGTCACCTCGGACCCCGGCACCACCTACGGGCGGTATCGCGGGGGCTGGCACATCCACCTGACCGACAGCCTTCAGGAGGACTGGATCGAGGGGACGCTGTGGCTCATGTTCAACTGCTGGGCGTGGCGTGCGAAGGACTACGCCGCAGGCAATCGGGTGTGGTTCCAGTTCGCCTTGCTGTTCAACGGGGCCATCGTCCTGGAGTCGGACAAGTTCTTCCTGACCCCGCAGCAGGTTCACCTCGAGGCCGTCATCCCCGTGGCCTCCGGCTCGGGCAAGGTGGAGATCGCGTGGCGCTGCTCCTCCGCCATCGGCACGGAGGCCAGTACGGACCGCATCTTCACCTTCGGGGGCGGCAAGCTGCTCGCTCTGAATCGGTACAGGTGACCCTATGGCCCGCATCGTCACCACCGACGCCCAGCCTGGAGACGCCCTCTCGGCGGCCACGGAGAACGCCAAGTTCACCGCCGTGGCGACAGCGACCGCCGACCTCGACCAGCAGAACGTGCGGGACGAGGGCGTGGACGGGCTCAACCTCTGCAACTACCCGGCCCACGTCCACATGAACGCGCAGGACAACGCCAGCACCACGCCGACCGCCTACAACAGCGGGTGGACCATCGGGGGCGGGATGTACGGCGCGGACGCGCGCCAGGACATCAGCCACGGATCGGGGCTCGTGCTCAACCTCGGGAGCGGCGTCACCGTCCAGGCCGGGGATCTCGTCATCGTCGAGTGGCAGGTGCTCAAGTGGGACCTGGTCTCCGGGGGCACAGGCAACGACAACGACTGCTGGGTGGTCCAGGCGTACTGGGACCTGACCAGCAACGCCCTGGCCAACTACGTGACGCTGGAGGGGGACGACAACCACGGCGGAAACTTCCAGATCCCGGGCCGGGAGTTTCCAAAGACCCAGGACTGCTCTGTCATCCCGAACGCCGTTATCATCGGCGCGACCACCTACGACAGCCAGAAGCACACCACCCGCGGGCTGTGGCTGTACGAGCACAGCGGAGCCGACATCACGGTCTACGGCATCAAGCTCATGGTGTCCGGCAACTACGGGATCATCTTCTACAACAGCGGCGTTGGCTTCGCGGACGAGGTTTTCTGTCCCAACCCCACCGTGGCCCAGATCCGGCTGGAGCGTGGGCTGCTCACGCTCACCGTGGTCAGGAAGTAGGCATGGCTTTCACCCCTCCCGCCACCTTCGTTCTCGGCAACCCGGCCCTGGCTTCCGAGGTCCAGGCCAACCTGGACGCCTTGCGCAACTACGTGTGCGGCGGCGCCGGGCCCGCCGACCTGCGCACGACCCCGAAGTGGGTAGAGCGCAAGCACCTCGTCCGTGGAACCTACCTGCCGCAGCCGAACCGGCTGGAGCTGATCTCCGGGGTGAGCGCCGGCTTCCACCGCTCTGCCTCGACGAGGCTTCCGACCTACGCCACCATCGCCAACAGCGACAAACTTCAGTCCGGGTCCGAGACGATGGTGGCGCCCGTGCCGCTGACCACCATCGACTTCGTGATGGAGCGCGCTGGCGACGTGCGCTTCTCCTTCTGGGGCCAGCCCGTGGTCAGCGACCAGGACATGCCCGCCGCCGCCCAGGGATCGGCCTGGGCCGAAGTCGTGCTCAACGACGGAGCGACGGGCGAGGTCCGGTACGCCTCCTCCCGCTCGTGGACGTTCGAGGAGCGCAGGGGCCCCGCCGAGGCCACCGACCGGCAGCCGTGGCAGTGCCTCGCCATCATCCGCAACCTTGCCCCCGGCACCCACCACATCGGCCTCCAGGGCGGCGCAACCGCGCTGCGCTGCGCCATGCTCGCCTGGGGCTGCACGCTCCAGGCGTGGTATCGCTTCGTGTAGGAGGTCTTCATGGCATCGGCCGCAGTTATCGGAGCCATCATCGCCCAGGCCCTGGCCAACGCCGGCCAGATCGGCGCCGGGGTGTCGGACATATTCGGCGCAAAGGGCATCATGTCGGACGAGGAGGAACAGGCCCTACGCGAACTCAAGCGCCGGCAGGAGATGGAGGCCCTTGGGCTCACCGCCGAAGAGCGCAAGAGCCTCCAGCTTGACACGCTGGCGCCTGTGCAGGCCGCCATGCGGGAGGCTCGGGAGAGCCGGTTCGACGTGCTGGGGGCCCAGGGCGTGGGCGCTGCCGACGTGGCGCGCGCCCTCCAGGGCGAGCAGCAGCGGGAGGCCCGTGCGCTTGCCCAGGGCTCCGCGGAGATCGCCCGCCAGGACGTGGCCGAGCGCAAGCGCGAGGAGGAGCAGCTTCTGGCGCTGTCGCAGAAGCAGGCGGCCGAGGAAGCGGCACGCGCCCAGGCGTGGACCAAGATCGTCGTCTCCTTCCTCGGGGCCGGGAGGCAGATGGAAGAGGCGGCGGGCCAGGCCCGAGCCGACCAGGAGCAGATCGGCGCCGTCGAGGGGATGCCGTCCGGCGAGAACATCGACTACGGCGAGGCGGCTTTGTTCTTCTCGCAGTTCTACGGAGGGTGACATGGAGGAAGTGCAGAGCAACGCCCAGCAGTACCGCACCCGGTACATGCAGACCCACGTTGAGCGGGTTGAGCAGGCCCTGACCCTGGCCCGGGACGAGCTCTGGGCCACCTTCGAGATGGACCAGGAGCGGCAGCAGTACCTGGACGGGTTGGTGGCCGACCAGCGGGCCTACGTGCGCCAGCTTGAAAGCGACCTCGCCGAGTACCAGGCCGCAGTTTCCAAGGCCGAGGGCGTGAGCGTCCGCGAGGCGCAGGAGACCCTGGGCGGCAACATGGAGCTCGCCTTCAGGGGCTGGGACGCCGCCGCCGGGTACAGGGGCGACAACGCGCAGCGGCGCGTCGACTCCATGAAGCTTCACCAGCAGGAATGGAACACGCCCGCCGCCGCCCAGCGCGTGCTCGCTGGGGTCACCGAGGACGTGAGCGAGGTGATGATCCAGGCGTTGAGCGCGGGCGACGTGGACCGCGCCGTCATGGCCATGCTCTCCGACGATCGCGTGTTGTCCGTCTACCAGCAGATGGGCGTGGGCAGCAGCCAGGCGCGGGCCTTCGGCGTGGACGTGATGCGCGCGGTCACGGACGCGACCAAGAAGGCCAGGGATGACCAGGGCCGGCCCGTCACCACGGACGTTCGCGCCATCCAGCGGGCCGTGGGCCAGCAACTCGGGCTCCGGCCGGAGGACGTGGACCCTACCATCTTCGAGGCGGACAAGGCCCGTGCCCGGGAGCAGATGATCCGGGAGTCCCAAGCCGGGGGCATCATCGCCCTGGAGGAATTCGCCGCCCGGTTGGAGGCCCGCGCCGTCGAGGAGCAGCAGCGGGCCGTTCGCGAGCGCGAGGCTGGAAGGGCGGGCAGCCCTGCGCAGGAGCTGGTGAACGACGCGGAGGCGTGGAGCTACATCCGGGCCGACCTCGCCGACAACGGCGCCCTCGACATGAGCAACCAGCCGGAGCAGATGCAGCGCAACCGCGAGGCGCTGATCGAGCACAGCGACCTTCAGCGCCGATACCAGGATGCCCGCACGACGGCCGACACCCTGCCGCAGCGTGACCAGCAATGGTTCGACGACCTGTTCCTCCAGCGCATCGGCACCCTCGGCGGGGCCCGTGCGGAGCTGTCCAGGCTCCAGACGGAGCGCGCCGGGGTGCGGCCCCTGGCCCCCACCGAGGAGATGGTGCGCCAGCGCGCCGGCGGCATCTACGCCCCCGAGCGGCGCCGGCCCCTGGTCCAGACGCCAGCGGAGCGCGCCGAGTTCCAGCAGCAAACCGCGGCCCTCCAGCAGCGTGGCAGCCCGGGGGCCGTTCGTCAGGCTGGGCTCGCGGCCGAGGACTGGCGGGCGAAGTTCGACGCCTTGCCTGACGACCGAAAGATCCTGTCCGCCCAAGTACTCCGGGCCACGGCCCTGCCCGCGGACCACCGCGCCGACGATCAGGCCCAGCGTCTCTATCAGCAGGTCAAGAACGGAACTCTCCCGAAGGACCGCATCGTGGCTGTCGTGAGCGACTTGGCGAAGGGCGACATGCAGCGCCGGGACGACCTGATCCGCGATGTCAACTGGCTGCTGATGCAGGACTGGCGGGCCACGAGGTTCGTACCCGAGACGCCCCCGGCGCCAGAGGAGCCGGCACGCCAAGCGCCGGAGTGATCCATGCCGCTGACCAGGGTGCAGGAGGAGCAGGTTGAGCGCATCCGCCGGGCGCTTGGCGATGAGGCTGCGGAGCAGGCCAGGGCTCGCTTCGATGCCTTCGGCAAGGGCGAGGCAGTCACCCCGACCGCTCCCGTTCCCGGCATCGCCCGTCCCCTGGTTGACCCCGGAGAGGTTGGGCCCCGCGAGCCCGTCACCGAGCGCGAGCAGATGGAAGCCCGGGCGGGCTTCCTGCGCGAGAGGATGGATGTCTACCGTGGCATCACCGCCACCGAGGAGGACGCGCGCCAGCTTGCCTTGCGCGACCTGGAGCGGGTCGAGAGGCCCACCGAAGTCGGCTTCCAGCGCCGCCCTGCCGTAGCTCCCGCTTCGCCCGAGAGGCGCCCCTGGGAGTTCGAGGGGCCGCGCGCCATCCTGGAGGCGTTCAAGCAGCAGCCCCTGGAGACAGAAGCCCAGGCGGCCGAGCGCAAGGCCCTGGAGCGCCGCGGACAGGAGTTGCGGCGGATTCTTCTGGAGGGAGCCGCCTCCGCAGAGCGCCGGGGCGAGGACCGCGAACAGTGGCTGAACGACGCCCTGGGCGAGGTGCGCCTGCGCTACCATCAGCAGTTGCCGCCGGAGGAGGCGGACCCGGCCTTCGAGCAGTACCTGCGGCTGACGTTCCCGGAGCGTGTCGAGGGCTGGGCCGAGAAGATCGGCCAGGCCATCACCTACACCGAGCGCGAGCGGCAGGAGGGCGAGAGGTATCCCTACGGGCTGGCCCTGGTGAAGGAGGAGGAGGGCGGCCCCTTCGTCGAGACCCTGATGGGGACCGCGATGCGGGACGTGTTCGGGCTCATGCGCCTCGTGGTGACCCCCGCCATCGAGGCGCTGACCTATGACGTGGACGCCGAGGGGCGCCCGGTGAACCCCGACGACATGGCCTACCGGATCGACCAGCAGCTTCGGCAGGCGTACAAGCGCGTGAAGGGGCCCGATGCAGAGTTGCCCCCGAACATCGGCATGCGCGGAATCGGAGTCGGTATCGGCCCTCGTCCCTTCCAGGCCCGCACGCTGGACCCGGAGCGGGCCGGGCTCGACTACTGGCAAGCCGTGGCCAAGGACATCGCCGAGTTCCGCTTCCTCGGAAACGACTTCTCCGACCTGTCCGACTACTCCCGCCTGTACCGGAACATCGGCCTGCCGGAGGCTCCCTTCTGGATCGGCATGGGCGCCGAGCTTGCACTTCCTGTCGTGCCCCCGGTGGGCAAGGTGGCCCGCGCCGGCCTCGAGGGCGCCGGGAGCGTGGCCAAGGCCGCGAAGCTCGAGCGCACCGCCGCCGCCCTGGACGCCGTTGCGCACCCCGTACTGGCCGCCAGGGCGTCTCAGGTGCGGAGGCTGGCCGCTGCCGCCCTGGAGGGCGTGGACGCCTCCAGGTTGCCCGCGGGGGCAGACGCGCACACCCTGCGGGCCGTGGCCGCTGAACGGCTGGCCGCCGAGTTCACGGCCGCCCAGGCGCTGCGGGCCCACCCGAACCCGGCGGCAGCCGCCCGCGAGGCCGCGGTCGCGCAGACCTCCATCGCCCGCAAGGTAGCGGGGCTCGCGGACGAGCAGGCCCGGAAGGTGCTCGACGCCTACGTGAAGGCCGTGGAGCATAGCAGGAACCCGCTCACCCGCCGCGCCTGGGGCTGGGCCGAGTCCGCGCTGCGGGACGTTGGGACCGCTACCCGGAGCGAGAAGGCGGAGGCCATGCTCCGGGCTACGCTGGCCACGGGGGACGAGACATTGCTGGCAGCGTCCGAGGCGATCCTGCGCGCCACCGACCTGTCCGACGACGCGCGGACCGCAGCGTTGCGTCGGCTCGCTGATACGGCCGCCCCCACCCGCGCCCACGACCTCGTGGCCGCTCGGGAGATGGTGCGCTCCAGGGTGTTCGAGGAGCTGCTGCACGCTGTTCCCGAGGACATGGTCTTCGTGACGCCCACCACCGTGGTGTCTGCCAGGGCGTACAAGCAGGAGGCCGAGGGGGTCCACTCGGCGGCAACCGCGCTGTTGGGAGGTACCCTCAAGGGCGGGCGGTTCACGTCGCGGAACGGGCCGCGGCTGGCCCGCGAGATGGTCAGGGCGCTGGGCCCGAAGGTGATCGCCGAGTCCGATTTCTGGCTCCCGGCGTGGAAGGCGCTGGAGGCCGGGGCGGCCATCCCGGAATCGGTGTACGCCAAAATCGTAAATTTGGTGAACAGCAACCTATGGTTGAACACGGTCCGCGAGAGCACCACGCTCCGGTGGGCGGGGGAACAGGCGAAGCGCGCTGCGGTCCCCGTGGAGCGCAGGATCTCCATCTTCGGCGACACCGCCACTCTGGCGCGCGGCATCGGCGATGCCCTGGCCCGCGTGCGGGTGAAGCCCGGCGAGGTGGGCGCGGTCGTTCCTGGCTTCGTGCTCCGGGGGCACGTACCCCTCGAGGTGGCCAACTGGTTCAAGGGCATCCGCGAGGCCACCGCTGCGCTGACCGACGCCTGGAAGGTGCGACTCGGACAGGCCGTGAAGCGCACCGGCTCGGGCCCCGAGGGCTTCCAGCAGATGCTGGACGAGGCCCAGCGCATCGCCACGCGCGGCAAGCCACCGGAGAAGGCCCAGGAGGTCATGCGCGATCAGTGGCGGCGCTTGCTCACCATCTTCTTCGGGGCCGGGAAGGAAGTCCCATCCGCCTTCCGCGAGAACCAGAAGCTCCTCGAAACCCTGCTCCCCGTCGAGCCCGTGAGCGCGCAGGCCCTTGCTGACCTGCTGGAGACCGTCCGCAGGGAGATCCCGGACCTGCGCAAGAAGGGCCTGTCCGCCAGCCTGTTCGGCCGCCAGGATGCCCTGGCCGAGGCCCTGACCACCTGGGCCCTGTTCTTGGAACGAGACAACCTGGTGCGGCAGAGCGCCCGCCAGCTCGTGCGCGAGGTGCCGTCCTTGCAGCTTCCGGGGCGGTTCCTATTCACCGCAGAGGACGTCGAGGCGGCGCTTCTCCAAGTCCCGAGGGTAGGGAGGGGAGCCGAGTCCAGCCGGGCCCAGATCCAGGACGCGATCCGCCAGGCGTTCAAGGGGCTCGCCGAAGGCGGTGTGCAGGTGAACGAGGACCTGTTCGCCGCCCTCGTCAACGCCTCGTGGAAGGGTGGGCCTGCTCCGCTCGACAGCATCCTGGGCCACGTCCCCACCGCGCTGGACGCGATCAGTCTGAAGGGCATGAAGCCGGCCACAAGGAGCGCGGTGGAACAGTACCTCGCCGTGGTCAAGAGCGATCTGCTGCGCCCTGTCTACGACTACCACGTCAAGACCCTGGACGACTGGGGCTTGCTCCGTGGCGCCGGCCGGCAGCGGCAGCTTGCCCGGACCGACATCGAGCTGATGCGCATCCCTGGGTACGGTTCGCTCGGTGGCATCATGGGCGAGGAGGCTTCGCAGCTCGCCAAGGAGATGCTGGACGTCACCCAGGGCGATCTGCTTGGGATGCTCCAGCCGTACCTGATCCTCGACAAGCTGCCCCGTGGGCTTCGTGGTGAGCGCCCCCTGCCGATGCTCACCGACTATGCCCTGGCGACCCTGTGGCAGGGCTGGAACCTCGGGCGAAGGGTCAGCATCTCCGGGATGCTCGGGGGCATTTTGCCGCCCGTCACCCGCTTCCATGCCATCAACGCCCTCACCGCTCCGCTCATCATGTCCGCGACGGTGGGCCCCGTGAAATCCGCCCAGGCGGTGGGTGGTGTGCTGCACGACATCGTCCGCGGCGCCTTCGAGCGGTTGCGCATGCCCGGGTTCGGCCGCGCTCCCGACGAGGTGCTGTTCGTCGCGCCCAACGGCAGGCAGTGGACCCGACGCGCCATCGAGGCCGCCTACCGGCGAAACAACATCCGCTTCTCGCAGACCAGCTTCGAGTTCGGCGACACCGTGCTCAAGGAAGTGCTGCGGATAGCTCGCACGGACAGCCGGGTACAGCGCAGCTTCGCGCCGCTCGGGCCGCGGCAGGTCTGGCGCTGGTTGGACCCGCGGCACAAGAACCTGTGGTCGCGCTTCGCCGAGATCAGCGACAACGCCTTCCGCAGCAACTCCTTCAAGGCCGCGCTCAAGGAGGGCCGCACCGAGGCCGAGGCCGCGCAGCTCGCCCGGAACGCACTGCTCGACTACGGCGCCATCCCGAAGGTGGAGCGTGAGACCATCGCGCGGGTGATGCTGTTCTACGCCTTCCGCCGGCAGATGCTCGTCAACGCCGTGCAGATGCTCGCCAGGAACCCGCGGGTCTTCCGGCAGATGGTGGCGCTGGCGCCCCAGCAGATGCGGGAGGCCGGGGTGTGGGCGCTGTCCCCGGATAACTACCAGGTCAGGATGTGGGGCTACTTCTCGGACAAGATGCTCGACAACGACAGTACGTTCACCGCCCACTACGGCATGGGCAACCCGGTGTTCGAGTCCTACCAGGATCTCGTCGCTTTCTTCGCCTGGATGGCCAACGGGTTCGACCTGGCCGAGATGAAGTTCGGGGCCGAGTCCTTCCTGTTCAGCCCCGAGATGAACCTGCTCAAGCAGATCCGCGAACGTGGCACGGACGAGGAAAGCCAGGCATGGGTGGATGAGCGGTGGGTGGCCGCCGCCATGCAGGCCGGGGTGTGGCCGCAGTTCATGGAGGCGTTCGACGTCGAGGCCGTGGAGCCCGACAAGCGCCAACAGGGACGGCCCACCTTCCAGGGCCAGCAGTTCCGATTCGGCAACCGTCGGGCATACGACGAATGGCTGGTGTGGCAGTACCTGTCGCTCAAGGGTGGATTAGACCGCACCTTCCGCGACTACATGGTCACGGCTTGGGCCATGGGGCTGATGACTCCAGAGGGCGCGGACCTCAAGCGGTACACCGATGAGCAGGGGTGGGAAGACGCTTTGCAGTACGCCCTCGATCTGGACACGCCGATCAAGGTGCCCCGCGAGATGGTGCAGCGGCAGGAAGCCCTGCGGGCCATCCAGCGTGAGCTGGAGTCCTCCGGGCGCTGACGGTTGACGATCCGCGCTTCTACAGAGAGGCGCCCCCTGCGCGGCAGGAGGGCCACCGGGATGGACCCGGTGCCACGGTGAACGGCTTGAAGGTCTGCTTCCCCGCGGATACCGTCCACAGCCACGTGGCGGGCACGCTGGCCGGGCCCCAGCACGCCCACACCATCGGATAGCGCATGTCAGGGACCGCCATCATCCGGTCCCGCGACATCGTCAGCGGGGCGATCCAGGTTCGGCACCTCGCCACCGGTGTGGCTATCAGCGGGCCTTCTGGCCCGGCCGGCCCTCCAGGCCCTGCTGGCCCAACGGGTGCGACCGGACCTGCTGGGCCTGCGGGTCCGACTGGGCCGACAGGACCCACGGGACCGGCCGGGGCAGACGGTGTTTCCCCTTGGTTCGAGGACCCTGCGAACGCGGATACTGCCCCCGTGTTCGACTCTGCCGGGCTGGCGGCCTACGCCTCCGGCTCCCCCGGCCAAGTGCTGGGCTGGCTGCCGTCCGGGGCGCTCGGGGCGCTGTGGGTGGCGCTCGCCTGCATCGTGCTGCCCCCGACGTGGGGGCTACCGCTCGCTCCCCTGGTCGAGTACCCCGGACCTACCACCTGGCCCGACGGGCTGACCTGGAGCTGATTGTGAGCCTCACCCCCCTCTCCTACCGCCTCTCCCGCGCCTCCGTGGCCGCGGGCGGGATCGTGAACCTGCTCACCGCGATCTACAACGCGGGCTCGGCGGCCACCGATTTCTGGGGCGACGCCATCGTCGGGACCGACGTCCACACCTGGACCCAGGTAACGGTGGGCGCCACGCTGGAGGCGGTCTACGCGACCCCTGCGGTAGACGCCATCGGGAGCCGGCCGATCTTCGTCGGCCGCACTGCGGTCCCAGCCCCCGCGCCGACGTACTACGGGTCCGATACCTGGGGGAATTCCTACCTTTACTCGGGACACTCGCTCAACTCCGGTGCTTTCGCGAACTGGAACGCGGCGCTGCCATTCACTTCGGGCCAGTTCACCGGCTACATGCGGACCATCGACGCCTCGGTTGTGACCTGCGCCTACGTCTGGGTGCTCCAGAGCAAGGAATCTTTGATCGTGTTCGGGGAGACGGCGGCCGGCGCGATCTACGTCCTCGGCTACGGGGGAGCCGACATCGACCCCGAGTCCTCCGAGGTCCAGGACTGCGAGACGGACGGGCGGAGGTACGCCTGGGGCACGGGCGGGGCGGTGGCGATTGCCGCCGCGCTGCTCTCGCAGAGCGCCTCCACAAACGCCTTCCCGAACCATTCGCCCAGCGCAAACAACGCCCATCACGTCTCGTGGACCCCTCGCGCCGTCGGGCTGGTGACGCTCGCCCGGCAGACCATCCGGTCGTCGGCGGCGAGCGCTACGACCGGCGTGAAGCCATCGGGCCGCC